TTATCGTATGTAGCGATGTATTGCGTGAAACCATACGTCAACCAGCAGGGGCAAGCGTTTGGCTGCGGTCAGTGCTTCCCCTGCAAAATTAATAGGAGGAGAATATGGACTCACCGATTGATGTTGGAGTCTCTTCATCATCAGGCGTCAGCTTTTTTGACGCTGACTTACTCGGACGATTTTCTGCCCAAGAGTGCGGCTGGCTTGCCGAACCTATCTGTCGGCGATTTCACAGCGTTTATGCACAGGCTGCGGACGAGAGTCCGTCGGGAGCTGGGTTTTCAGATTCGTTTCTTTGGTGTTGGAGAGTACGGCGACACAACGGGTCGCCCGCATTATCATGTCGTGTTATTTGGCCTGCCGTCTTGCGAGTTTGGACGGACGCGGCTTCACAAGAAGGTATGTTGCAAGCAGTGCTCTCTAGTTTCCTCCGCTTGGAGCGTGAAGGGGGTCCCGATGGGCGGTATCGAGTTGGGGGAAGTGAACACAGAGTCGATGCAGTACGTGTGCGGTTATACTGTAAAGAAGATGACGTCACTGAGGGATGTACGTCTCAATGGACGGGTCCCGGAGTTTTCGAGACAATCGAGGAAACCGGGGATTGGATTTCCAGCTGTGGAGACTTTGAGAACAGCGATGATTTCTCATCCTTCCGCGGCTTTGCGGCACGGGCGCAAGGTGATGCCGTTAGGGCAATATATGAAGAAAAAATTGAAGGACGCAGGGATAGTATTTCCTGCGCCGGAGAGTGACCCGCAAGTGCTCGCTGTGTCGAAGGCTGCGGGCTTTGTTGAGGTCGCGCCGGACGATTTTGCGGCCGCGTGGTCGAAGTATGGTGTTCCGGTTGCGCCGATGGCGAAACCGATAGTTGGTGGTAACCGAGATGCGATGGCTAAGGCCATTGCTGAGGNGAGTAAGGGGAAAGAAGCCTCCCTCATTGCGCGCTTCAAAATGAAAAGGAAAACGCTATGAAAAGGAACAAGTTTTCATTGTCTAATACTAAGCTTTTATCGTGTGATATGGGCGAATTGGTTCCTATCGGACTTACTGAAGTCTTGCCAGGTGATACGGTTCAACATGCGACTTCTTTGCTGGTTAGGACCCAGCCGTTATTTGCGCCTGTTATGCATCCGGTGGAGGTCAGGGTACACCATTGGTACGTTCCTTCTCGCATTCTTTGGGATGAATTCGAGGACTTTATTACGGGTGGGCCGGCTGGTGTCTCAGTTCCTACTTTCCCGACAATCACTATTGGTGGGGGTTCTGGGGCTGCTGTGGGTTCTTTGGCTGATTATCTTGGGATCCCTACTGGTGTGAATAACATCGAGGTGAATGCTTTGCCTTTTCGCGCTTATGCTGAGATTTGGAATCATTGGTACCGCGATCAGGATTTGGAGTCGGAGCTTACTGTTGACCTTACTTCCGGCCCTGATAGCACTACAAACACTGTTCTTCAGAATTGTGCGTGGGAGAAGGACAGTTTGACTTCTGCTCGTCCTTGGGAGCAGAAAGGGGCGAGCATCACGATCCCCTTGGGTACGTTTGCGCCTGTTACTGGTATCGGTGTTGGTACTGAGACTGCGGGTAAGACGACGCCTACCAACGTTTATACTGTCACTGGTGCGGCTACTTATGCGAGGTCGAAGGAGTTGTGGGATCCGGGTACGGATAATGCCACGTATATTCGGATGGTTGGCACTCCCGGCAGTGAGTACCCTGATGTGTTTGCCGATCTTTCTAATGCTTCTGCTGTTACTGTTACTGCTTTGCGCGAGGCTATGGCGCTTCAGCGCTACGAGGAAGCTCGTGCGCGTTTTGGCTCTCGGTATGTCGAGTATTTGCGCTATTTGGGTATCAAGTCTTCTGACGCCCGGTTGCAGCTTCCTGAGTATCTGGGTGGCGGCACCCAGATGATTTCTTTTTCTGAGGTGCTTCAAACTGCTGAGGGCACTGACCCAGTGGGTACTATGGCTGGTCACGGCATTGCTGCAATGCGTTCTAATCGTTATCGCCGTTTTTTTGAGGAACATGGCTATGTTATTTCCCTTATGTCTGTCCGCCCCAAGACAATGTACGTGCAGGGCCTGTCTAAACTTTGGAATAAGAGGTCGAAGGAGGATTTCTGGCAGCAGGAACTCCAGCACATTGGTCAGCAGGAGGTTCTCAACAAGGAAGTATATGCTGCTCACACTACCCCGGATGGGGTTTTTGGATATCAAGATCGATATCAAGAGTATCGGCGTCAAGAATCTTCCATTGCTGGTGAGTTCCGATCATCTCTCCTCGATTTTTGGCACCTCGGCCGCACGTTCTCAAGTGACCCCGCTTTAAATGCCTCGTTTGTAAAATGCGTTCCTACTGAGCGCATCTTCCCGGTACCCTCACAAGACGTCTTGTATGTTATGGCGCGGCATAATATGGTTGCGCGTCGTCTGGTAAGTGGTTCGTCTAAATCGTTCATTTATTAGGAGTATCTAATATGTCAGACCTTGAGCCTGAATTTGCAAAGTCGATGCAGGACTTGCATCATGATAAGCGTGGTCGGGAAATTCCCGACCCTAACCCGATGGCTCCGCCAGTCGGTTACAAACGCTCCCCCACTATCTCCGACCGTATTCGTGAAATGATCAGGTCGGAAAATCTACAGCGCGAGGCCCTTGCGGCTGGCGCTGAAACTTTTGAGGAGGCCAACGACTTCGATGACCCTGAAGAGGGTCCTATCAGCATCTACGAATTTGATGAGGATGCTGAACTTGAGCTTCGTGAGGCTCAGGCGGCCGCCGCCGCTCAATCCGCTCAGGGACAAGCCGAAGGCGCTTCTAAAGCCGCGAAAGCGGCGTCCCCACCAACAAAAAAGGCAGCGCCGAAAGGCGCTGACCACGCGGCAGGGGCCGCAGACAGCGACGAAGGAGCGTCCCAACAGTCCACTACTTGATGTGGACTGTTCTAACTGAGACATGGAGGTCTAAAGATGGGCAAGAAAAGAGGGTCCAGAGCCGTTCCGGTTCGAAGGGTTCCGCGCGTTGTCAGATATCCTAACGCTAACCATCGGTTGCGGAATACTACGGTTCGGCTCTCCTCGTTGCCCTCTCTCCCTGTCTCTCAAGGCCCGCTGATCGAAATTGAAGATCGGCGGGCCTTTTCTCCGAGTGGACCCTATCGGTCTGCTCGGTCTATGACCAGAACGCATCATGATTTGGTCGCTTCGCCCTTTGGGCGTTTCTCCGATGCTATTGGCGTCGGTTTCTCTAATCCCAAGAAAGTCTTGGTTTGTATTCGCCGCAAGCAGCGCCGGGAGGTGCTCCTTGCGAAAGGTCGCGGCGGTAAAAATGCTAGGCCGCGTCGTAATTATTATTCCGATGTGAGGTGCTAAAATGCTCGGCTCGCTTCTTGGCAGCGCTATAGGCGTTGCCGGTTCTCTCTTTGGCGCTGACAAAGAGCGCAAACGTCAAAAGGAGTTTGCTCAAAATGCTATCCAATGGAAGGTTCAGGATAGCTTAAATGCGGGTATTCACCCGCTGTTCGGTTTGGGTGCTTCTACAGCCCAATATTCGCCGACTAATATCGTCGGCGATTCTATTGCCCGCGCGGGGCAAGATATCGGGGGCGCAATTGATAAGATGCGTACCCCTCCACAACGCGCTGATGCGTTCACTGCTAAATTGCAGTCTTTACAGCTTCGTCGCGGCGAACTGGAGAATATGCTGCTGGAAAGTCAGCTAACGAGGGCTGCTCAAACGCCCGTTCCGTCGCCTCCGTCTATGTCTGGCGACAATGCTGTTATACCGGGGCAGGGTGATACTCGTGCCCCTTTGAAGGTTGCTAGTATTGCCGTTAAGCCTCGCGCAGATGAAAGTCAGGCGCAGGATTGGGAAAATGAGTACGGCGAATGGGCAGACGCTATTGGCGCTGCTCGCCTTGCTCGCGATGCTGACAAGCCTATGACAGCAGCGGCTCAGGCTTGGTTGGCTACTGAGTGGCAAAAGGTTCTTCGGAATCAGCCTAATGATTTGTTTCACATCCTCGCTAAGCGCGGCAAACCTGCTCGTGCTCCTAACCGCGCTGATGTCTGGAAAAGGAGGTGAGTGCTATGCGAAGAGGTCGTCGGTCTTATGGTCGCCGTCGTACTGTCAAAAGGGGTCGAAAGACCTCTCGACGGAGGTCGACTGGTAAAGGGTCGATCCGCATCGGTTATCGTATGTAGCGATGTATTGCGTGAAACCATACGTCAACCAGCAGGGGCAAGCGTTTGGCTGCGGTCAGTGCTTCCCCTGCAAAATTAATAGGAGGAGAATATGGACTCACCGATTGA